CGGCGGGTGAAAGGAGGATTGCGAAAATGAACCCCAAGGGACTTCTTTTATTCAAAAGTCCATGATATCATTTTACCACCCCTTTACACTAAAAACCCGCCAACTTTCAGATTTCATAAAGATTCTTTGCAAGTGCCGAAAGAAATTCATGTCGACGCCGTTGCATCGTGCGTTCAGACAATGGTAGGTATGTATAATTCATTGGGACCCGCTCAAACATATTCAGCCGAATAAATTCCCGGCTGGTTTCGTCCGGCATAGAGTGCCACGCCTGCTCAATCGCCTTAATCTTTGTGTCCAAATGCTCCTGCCGCTGAATAAGCCGCTCGGCTTTGTCTGCTGTTTCGTTACTGCCGCCGTGAACGCAAGGTTGTCCGTCCGGTGGAGGGGGACTCGCTCCAATGATTTCATCTGCTAAGGCACCGCGGCGACGAAGCAGGGCGTAATAGCTATGTGCGGTAATCAAACACAAACTGTAAATGTCCGATTCCAAAGTGATTTGCTCGGTCAATTTTAATGCTCCTTTCGTGTATTTTTTTCTCGTTACACTGGTTACAAGCTTCGTTACAAGAAAAAACCGCATAGTACCAAGGAAAATTCAACTTTTTGTAACGTGTAACGAGAAAATGCCGAATTTATTGCTATATACACGTGTGCGTGTGTGTATGTGCGCGTATACGTATTATATAAAGAATTGTCGTTACACGTTACAGATTTTCTGATTTTCCGCATAGGTAAGCCATTTTTTTATGTAACCAGCTTGTAACTAACGTGTAACTAGTGTAACGAAGAACCACTTTGTAACGTGTAACGAAGAAAAGTGAAATTTAAGTTGTAAATAAACTGTGAACTTTGTAACGTGTAACGAAGAAAATCAAACTTTTTCAAAAAAACGTGAAACTTTATTTGTATCTTTATCCCGCTTTGCTTTGCCCGCAACAAAACTAAATTGCTTTCCGACCTCTTCTGAAAAGCTTCTTTGCTTCGGAATATTTTCAATTCCCTCATTTTCACACCAGCTTTTGAACTCAAAATAGAGTGTTGCTGTTGATTTTGAGAGCAAATATTTATCCGAAATAGCGTTTTCGGCGATCCATGAAAGCGTTGTGCTACTCTTTTCCTTGTACGTTTCGATTGCTTTTTCCACCTTGTCAGAGGTTGTAAAACCGTCTTTAAGCATTCGGTGCAGACCACGAACAGCCATGTTCAGAAGGTAGCTGCGAGCTTCCTCAGTGACAACTTTTTGCGCGATATCGGGGTCATAATCCGGGTCATCTTTGTTAAATTTTGCGTCCAGCGGGATAAGTACCAGACGACGGTAAAAGCCATAAGATTTGTCGTTTACGCGCGGCATTTTGTTGGTTGTGTAAATGAGTGTGGCATAATTTCGCAGAATGAACGGGTCTTTATTTTTGCGCTCAACCAGCACATTTTCACCGCTGGAAATGGATTTTAAGAGACTGGAATCTTTAATAGTTGTTGCCGGTATATCATCACCAAGGTTAACAAGTTTGTTCTCAAGCTCTGCCGGCCGGAAGTTCTTTTCAAGGTCTTGCAAACTCAGCGTGGTATAATTCCCCCGGCCTATAAAAGAGGTTATGACACGCAACAGGGTGCTCTTGCCGTTATTGCCCTCGCCAAAAAAGATAAAAATTTTCTGCATCCGGCAGTTCTTAATAAGACAGTAACCAAGCATTTCTTCAAAGAGTTTGTATAATTGATAATCCCCACAGAACACCCGCATCAGCATATGGTCTAGCGGTTCACAGTAAGCAGTTTTATCATAAGCTGCATTGATTTGCTGGAAGTCTAAAGATTTCGCTGTATGCGGTAGCAACTCACCTGTTTTAAGGTTTAGACGGCCATTCAGGCAGTTGATAGTGTATTCGTCCACTGGCACTTCGTCGATGTGTTTCTGAATATTAAGGTAATTAAGTACTTCATTTTCTTGTGCGCGCTTGGCGGCAGGAAATTTCTCAACGATGGAGCGTAACAACGCGTTTTCCCCTGGTTGATAAAAACCGTCTTTGTATACATAAAGTTGTTCATGCACGCTTGCAATGGGCATTTCGTCTGTAAGTACGTCTCCCATAATATTATGTAAAAATTTACCTTTTTCACCGAACCACGGCGCATCCGGGTCAATTTCTTTCGGCAGCGGCTTTTCTTCTGGATACGCTTCATCCCGGCAAATAGTGTCAATCTCTTTTTTCGGAAGCGGGTCTTTAAAAATGTATTGATTGATACAGCGAATAGTCTGAAACCCTTCCTCTTTTGTAAATCCGTGTGCAGAAAGCATACATTGATAATCGTAAAGTGTTTGATTTCTGCCATCGCCGTCACTCATATCCAGAAAATTATATTTGGTTTGCCGCAGCGGTCGCAGCCAACGAGGCAAAAGGTCAAGCTCATTCCAATCATAATTTGTGAGCCACTGACGCCATTCCCCTGCAAGTTTCACGCATACCTGTGACTGTTTGCCATAGCTGCGGTAATCGGCGCGCAGGCCGACTGCGGTCATACTTTTAATGCTATTTTTCATAGGACTTTCAGCAACGAACCAAAAGTGCCGCCCGCGTGTGGTTTGCATGATTTGGCACTTGATTTTTTCACCCCGCACTAACGTTGTGAGCCGCTGGGCTTCCTCCGCGTCGTCAATATCCACGACAACATACGGTTCAGGCATCAACACGCCGACACATTCAAAACCGGTTGCAGCATCAATAGTGTATTGCGTCCAATTAACCGGTGCCTTGTCTGGGCGCAGGCGTATGAACTGACCGTCTAATGGTCCAGAGAGAAGAGCAGGTCTTGTAATTGTTTGAGCGTTGTTATCCATACGCCAATTCCTCCGGATTTCTTGATTTCCTGCAAGTGTTTTAATTGCAACGGGGTAGGGCGGTTCCCCGACTCAGCTTTTTTAAGCTCACAGCCGATGAACCGCCCGTTGTAACAAATATACAAGTCTGGTCTCCCACGGCGTTCAAATGCATTACCGTGTGTGTTCACCGCGTAAATTCCCCGTTTGTCAAGATAGTCTAAACAGTCGTCCTGCAGGTCTTTCTCCCGGCTCACTTACCGGCGGCTTCACGCCGCGCTTTTGCTTCTGCAAGGATTTCAGCCGCACTCTTTTTATGAGCGCTTGCCGCTGGGGTGGGTTTTGTTTCTGCGCCTGCCGGGAAGCCATCAGCATGACCAAGAATTTTTTTAATATTGGCGAATGTGCCGCCCTTGCTGCCGGTATTATGTACCACTTCGGCATTAATGAATTTTCCTACTAAATCGTCACTGTCAAATTCGTCAAGTGTCTGGTCGTTGAGTGCGGCACGGGCAATGCGGGTATAAATGCCGTCCGCAATCTCGTTCGTGGTGCCGTCATCATTCACAAAATTGTAGTTTTCACGAGTGCTTGTGCCGGACGCAGAAGCGAATGTAATAATCAGCTTACCGAACTTTTCATAGTCGCTGTCGTCAACCTTAGTGATTTTAAGAACCTGCTCACCTTCAGGAATCAATGTATAACCTTCTGCTGCTTTTCTTTTCATATTAGATGGCCTTCCTTTCAACGTTCAGTTTAATAACTTCGGATGTTTTTGCGTATTGGTCGTAAATGCCGGCTTTTTTGAGCGCGGCAGAGTCAACACGAGTGGAGCAGGAACGGGAAACGGTGAAATCGTACTGCGTCCCCGGCAAGATGATTTTTTTATCAGAATCTTTCATCTGCGCTGTAAGCAGTGGTTTCAGTTGGTCTTTGAGGTCTTTTAGTTGGGCTTCCTTTTCGGCCACTGCGTCAACTTCGGCTTGTAAAGGCTCGATTTGCTGCAACAGCACTTGTACTGGGTCTGCACCGTCTAGTGTATTCTGCGGTGCGGCGTGTGCTGTGGTGAGCGCTTTCATGATATCTTTGTCGTCCGGTGTGTCAAATTCGTCCCAGCGCGGAGAAACCGGGTTTTTGATGTGGTCGTGCAACCACTGTTCACAGGCCGTAATGTAACCGTCAAACTGCGGAATATCTTGTTTTAAGCTATACTGCAAAATGTGCGTGTTTTTACTGTCTGGGATAAATGCTTCCGGACGCTCATAGTCCGAATCTTCGAGGACAGTCAGCACCATACGGAATTTATCGAGTCCCAATAGCCATGCATACAAAGCACCTTGCAGTTTATAGTAAATCGGTGCATCCAGCTTGCCGTCTTTGTACCAATCTTCCACGCGCTTTGTGGTTTTTAGTTCATAGACAATATCCTTTGTGCGGCAGTCCCACATTCCACCAAAAGTCTTATTTTCGGGGAAGTGGTCATAATGCAGTTCTTCCTTTGTCTTTCCGAACCAATCATCGGGACCTTTACAGATGCCCTTACCAAAATGATAGGTTTTATCAAGATAAGCAATGACTTTCGGTTCAATGATTTTACCCGCCAGTGTGTATTTGGTATCCTCAAACGGGATTTTATAGGTCTTAGTCATATCGCACCAAGCTTCAAAGGGGCTTGTCCAATGGTTTAGCCCGAGGATAGCGGCAAAGCGGGTGCCGGTGATTTTTTTGATGCGTCCGGGAGTCTTGTCCAATTTGATAACGTGGTTTTTGCTGTCAATGTGCATCATGCGGCATCATCCCCTAACAAAGCATTAATAGCTTCAATGATGGTTTGTGCATCAGCAGCGGTAAGGTCGGTTTCCAGCAGGGCAGCATAGTCATCAGCTTCCGGTTTTTTCGCTTCCTCCAGCATAGCAATGCCGTTCGCAATGGTTTCAATCTGCACATCTGTAGCGGCGCCGGTGTTAGCTTCCACTTTTTCTTTGATTTCGTTCCGGCGTTCCGGTGGGGTATATTTTGGCTTGTCCTGTTGTACTTCTCCTTCGTCGCTTTCAGGGTCGTTGCCCTCTGCAACAAGGAAGTTATTGGCAAGGAAATATTTGATTGCACCGGTGTATGCTTTGTAAAGCCCTTTGTCCATTGTGTCAGCGCCAGAACCACCAGCGACGTAGGTTTCTTTTTCGCCAGTTTCGCGGTCAATAATCTCAAACTGGAACCGGGCAATGACCATGTTCATTTTGTCGCTGATAGCGGGGATGAACTGATAGTCAAGCATAGTAGCTTTAAAATCCAGCCCAGCGGTAGCCAGAGCTTTTTTAAAATTTGATTTGTAAAGTTTTTCAGAAAAATAAGTGTAGGATTGGTGGCGGTTGATACCGTCCTTTTCCCACGCAAAGCTGTTCATTACTTCACGTAACTTCATAAGCTTTGCTCCTAAATTGGAAAGTACCGTTGGAGTTTCAGCGGGAACAGGCGCCGGGGTTGTTTCAAGTGCAGTCTTTTCGGCTGCGGTTGTTTCAGTAGCTTTTTTAGTCATACGTTTTTTACGCTCCTTTTTAGGCTTTTCCGGCTTTATGCCGAGATAATCGTTAATGCGTTTTTGAGCAAGGTCGATGTAAAACGGTTTATAAATATTGGAAATTTGTGCTTTCCCGACGTTATCAATAAAACAATGGTCCGGCAAATTTGCTACTTTGTCACGCCGCGCTTTTTGGTTAGCTTTTTCAAGTTTGACTTTATAAAGCGTTCCGGCGCCTGCGTCCGCAGAAGCGTAAACACGGTTGACGTTCTGGACTTCAAAATCTTCACCGTCCGACTGCCACACCACTTTGTCATAGCTGCTCCCGGCTTTGGCAATCATCTGAAAGTCAGCTGGGTTCGTACAAGCATTAATCGTTTCTTCCGCTGGTGTGCCGTGCAGTAGATTGTCAACAATCGCTTTCGCGACAATGACACAAGACTTGTGCTTAAAACTGCCGCCGTCAGAGTCCGAAACATAACCGCCTTTGACTTCCTCTGTCCCGTCAGCGTCCAAGACAACGTAATTGTTTACATCCTTTTGCACGATTTTTGTAATGCCGTCAATGCCCATCGAAAGCCCGGTGCGTTGCTCCCAAAGTTTTACTTGGTGGGTAACTTCGGGAATATGGTCCACATCACACGAAACAATCAAGCCATCTGTATTTGACTGAATGAGCCGAAAGGTTTCAATCGGTTCCAACTTTTCAATCAAGTCCACAAGGTAAAGCTGCCCGGTGATACAAACGGCATTTGCTTGATGCGGGTCATAAAGCGGGTTGTACTGATTTTTCATTGCGCCGTAGGTGGTGTTCAGAATCAGTTTCAGCGCATTTGCGGTAGATTTGTCACCTGCTTTTTTTGCGGCTACACGGCGTTCGTACACGTCTTTATATTCTTCCGGGTTTTGCGCGTTCCGGCTTAGTAGGTGATTGACAATCATTAATGAAGGATAATAGCTGGTAACGTCAATGTGCAAAATTTTACGGTTATCGGTGCTTTCTTCGGAGTAATGTTCAAGCGCTCCGTGAATACCACCCCAACCGAGCACGTGCGGCGTTCCTGCAATATTGATTTCAAGTTTCTTTTGATATTCCGGGTCAATTACACCAAAAAATTCGATAATATTTAGATATTTGTCAATTACCAGATTGTCGGGAAAATCGTATTGGAATTCATCGTCACATGGTTGTGGGCGCGCTCCCTGCCCACAAAGATACAATGCTGTCAGTTTGGCGTTCGTAAGGTTCAGAGCGTCCTCCGGCGGGATATCCTTCATACCGCCGACAACAACTTTACTTTCAAGATACTTTTTACGTTCCTCGAAAAGGCGTTCCGTTGCGTCGACATCATGACAACAATATTTTGTGGTGATTTCTATTTCTTGTGGAGTAAGGAAGCGGTTGAGGTCGAAGGCAACTTCCGTTTCTTCAATGTCCATTCCGAGATTGCCCTCGGCTTCTTTCAAGCGGAGAAATACGCCGCCCAAATCGTCCATAAGGTCAAACTGCTTGCAGGGGTGGGACAAATGGCTATCAAGTCCCGGAAAATTCCATGGGTCGTTTCTACCGTCTTTGATAATAAAATCATTAAGGGCTTTGACTGTTTCTGGTTCGGCATTGTGATAAATGGCTCTTAAAATCCACTGGTCGTAATGTTTGTTGTTGTATCCGCACAATACCGGCTTTTCGGTATCTAATAGTTGTGCAACTTTGAACGGTTCATTATGTATGATTTCGCGGCGGCCGTCGCTTTTGCGTTTAAAAACTGTCAGCCAATCGTGCGCAAAAACTTCGATGTCATAAAACCAAATATTTAAGTTATCCGTGGCTTTTGTACCTCCTTTAAAGCGTTCCAAAGTTCTGTTTCGTCAAAATCGCGGTGCCGCTGCAAAGCACTCCACATTTTGACTTCAATCGTGCCGACCGTTTCAAACAGGATATAACTACATTTCTGTGTCTGGCCAACACGATGAATACGGTCACACGCCTGTTCAAAGGTCTGGCTTGAAAGTGTGGGTTCGTAAAAAAGAATGGTGTCGGCGGCGAACAGGTCAATTCCCTGCGCAGCGCTTTTGTATTGACAAACAATCACCCGAATGCTTCTATCCGTCTGAAATTGCTTCCAAATGGTTTTGTTTTTCTGCTCCCCGTCTAGCGTGACAAATTTCACTTTATGTTTTTTTAGTACGGTTTGAATGTCCTGAATGCTTTGTTTGTATTCCGCAAAAATGACGAGTTTTGAGTCCCAGTTTTCCAACAAATCAGAAAGTGCGGCTTGCTTTTCGCATTTCAGCGGGTGTAACTGTTTGTTCTCGTCCATGATGAAACCGGAACACATCTGCCGTAATTTCGTGAGTCTGGCGAGCGGGTTTTTCGCTTCAATGTCCAGTTCTTCGATGTAATTTTTAAGCATTTCTTTGTAGAGTTTCTTTTCCTTGAGCTCCAGCGTATAACGTTCCGGCGGCAGCTTGTCCGGTAGGTCAAGACAGTCTTTTTTTCGTACCGAAAACACATACGGTGCAATACACTCCCGAATTTCGTCAACGTGGATGTAACGATACGGTTTATAGTACTCATTCAGGATGCAGTACTGCTTTTCAAACTGGCTGTACTTCCCGAAAATTGACGGTTCAAGGAAATTAAACTGGCTCCAAAGTTCCTCCCAGTGGCTATTACCTACTGGGGTACCGGTTAATATGTAACGGTATTTTGCAAGGTGACCAAGTTTCAAGATGAATTTGGAGCGGCGGCTTGTCCGGTGTTTGATAAAGTGGCTTTCATCCAACACCACACACCCCCAAGGACGCAGATATTCCGGCCGCCGCCATACAAGGTCATAGTTAATAACCTGTACGGCTTTGCGCAGCATCCGCTGATAGATGGGAGAAAATTTTTCAATATCACGCTCCCAACTACCCATGACGGATTTAGGACAGATAATTAATGCTGTGGTAATTTGACCGCCCAGTAGTAAATTAAGGATGTGCTGCAAAGTAGGAAGTGTCTTGCCGGTGCCTTGTTCTGCAAATAGTGCAAAGAAGGAATGCGTGCTCAGTAATTCGATTTCCCGTTGTTGGTGGGCATAGTAATGAATCATGCTTTGCTGGGTTCCACGATTTCAAGATGTGTAAGTCCGTATTCGATAAGGCGGGTAGACACATCTTTTATAGAACGCCCGGTCGCTTCGCACACATCAAGTATGTTTTGGTACGGTTCCGCGTTAATGCGAATCACGCAGCCGCCGGCCGGAGAAATTGCTGGTCGCGGCTTTTTAGGGATTTTACAACTCATTTATTTGTCCTCCTCATAATTGTGGGTATCAGTGTCACTGCCGCAGTGCTGGCAGCGTCCGGAGATAATATCAATACTGCCGCAAATCGGGCAGCGGTCAGGCTCAGTCAATGTGCATCACATCCTTGTAGACTTTAATAATTCGGTCGTGTTTAGTAGCCATATTTTTATATGTACGAGCAGATTTTAGGGTTTTCTTGGCTTCGATAAGTTGCTGCCGTTCAAAGGAGTTCACGGATTTCACTTTGTAGTGCTTGCACAAAAACTTAATGGCAGTGTCAATCTGCTGTAAGGTAAGTCCCGGCTTAGGCGCGCCGTAAAAGCTGATACAGGAAAGGGCTTTCTGCCGGAAATTTTCGGATGCGGAGAGTTCTGTATGGGCTTGCTCATTGAGATATCGGAGCAGTTCCTTGTCTACATCCGCGCCGTAAAATTTATCAATCCTGCAATCGGATGTGCGCATCAGCTTAAACAGTCTCTTGACTTTTGGTGCCTCCATCAGTAGAATTTGATTGAGGTCAACTGACATATTACCGGTGTTCCACCTGATTTTTAGAATTGGCATCTTTCTGCACCTCCGCTCTGAGTTTCGTGCCATCCTCACGGGTAATGCTTACGGATGCATACCCGGCTCCGGCTTGTCTCATGATTTCTTGCAGTGTGCTGAAAATATCAAAGTGCTCCGCAATCGGCTTGTCCAGCTTTGTGAGGTCGAATTCCGGGACCGGCTTTTCAGGTTCTGATGCAGGTATCGGAACCGGTGCAGGAGCAGGCTCCGGCGGTTTATCCAGCACTGGTGCAGGTTTCTTCACTTTCTCGGCTGCCTTGCGCAGGGCGTACCACTTGCTGCTGACTTGCTGCGCAGTCTTATGGAGCTGCTTGCAGATTTCGGAGTTTGCGACGCCTTTTTCTTTCATGATGCGCAGCTGCTGCATTTCGGAACTTGTCCATTCGGTTGGTGTTTGGCGTTCCATCAAGGGCGGTACAGGGCACGTAAATTCCGGACCACTACTGGTGCCGTACACGATAATGCGCACGGCCTGCTCCGTAATGCCAAAGTCACGCGCTACCTGTGCGATACGTGCATCCTTGTCATCGGCGCCTTTAACGGCCAGCCTGATATTATGTTTCTGTGCAGCGTTGAGATACTTGACCTCACCGCCCTGTTGTGTTACACTGGCCATAGAGTTTATCGTCTTGCTGTCAGTGGTGTTTCCGGCACCGCTGACGGCTTTTTTATTTTCTGACATTATGTATCCTCCTATATTCTTTGCGTCGTTCGCTTCTTCTGTGGTTTTGAATACGCGAATTATGCTTTACCGCGCAAGCTTTGCAACAGAATTTTTGCAATTTTATTCCAATAAATTCCTTGCCACATTCTTCACATACCCTGTAAAATGACGGTTTTTCACGCCCAGTGTGTGTGTGTGTTGGGGCCGTAAGAGTCTTTGGTATGCCTGCTTGCACAGCGCATGTTTCCTCTCGTGTGGTAGGCTCATT